ATCTTGTTAAGAAAGAAACAGTTGGTTCGAATGTGCTTGGGTTAAGAACAACGCCAGATGACATCAACGGAATGTATGGGCAATAGAACGCAGGAGCATCTGCTTCAGATGAACCTTTGTATCCTATTAAAACATCGTCATTGGATGCATAGGTGTTTACGTATACTTTCATAGAGCTGTTCAAAGTTCCCACCAATTTGTTGTTGGTTGGAGCTTCAAATGTGCCTTCAGTTGATCTTGCGAACGCTGAAGTTGTGGCTGATTGAAGTATAGTCAAAGCGGTTGGAGATACTACAGCGTAGTTTCCAGCGCCTCTTCTTGTTCTTTGTGCAATTAAGTTTGCACCTCTGTTGATCAAGACAGCAAGAGCTGCGTGTTCGTCACCGACGAAAGTTGCAGAACCAGAAACGCCTTGTTGGTCATAAGTTGCGAAAGCTGTACCAGCTAACGTGTTTAATGAACCGATGATTTCCTGGTCAATCTCCGCAGTGATCTCTTGAGCTAATGCTGCCATGATCTCTGCTTCGATGTCGATACCTTGTTGCGCTTGAGCATCTTGAGCTGCTTCGAAGGTCCAGTTAGCAGATAATTTTCTGCTCTTTGCTTCTACAGTTTGCTTCAAGATTTGGATTGATAGTTTTTTACCACCTGTGCCTTCTAAAGCAGCAGTGTTTCCTGCTTTCGTAGTTGCGTTGTCGCCAGAATATGCTTCTGCGATTTTGAAAGGTGATAAAGCTTCTTCACCAGCGACAGTTGTAGTTGTGCCGCTTGATGCTTCTGCGTATCTTACTCTTAATGTGTGGATTTGTCCCACAGGGCCAGTCATTGGCTGCACGCCCACTAATTCATTGGCGATAACAGTTGGCATGACCCTTCTTATTACTGGTAGAATTACTCTGTTCAAAGCAGCGATGTTGCCTGCAGAAGTAGCTCCAATAGATGCTGATTCGTTGATATACTTTCTAGTATTTTCAAGAGTCACATCCATAACAGATTTCCTGTTACCTTTTAGCCCTTCTAACAATGCTGACTTGGTTTCTGACCAGCGTGCTTCTGTTAGTTCTGACATTTTATTTGTCTCCTATTTGTTTTTGTTTATAAACCTGCAAGTCTTCTGATAGCAAATATGTTGCTGTCGAACACCTGTCTTACGTTTGTTTGTGTCTTGTCGCCTGTTACCTCAGTGCCTTCATTTAGTGCCTGCTTCTTCGCTGGTGCAGCACCGCCATTGATTACTGATGGCATGTACTTGTCAAACGCTGATCTTAATTTGGCTGTTTGAACTGATTCCAGTAAGTTTTTCATTAAGTCTTTTTGCTCAGAGTTAAGAGGAGCTGTAAGCTCGCCAATAACTGCCGATCTCTCCGCTGCATCTTTTGCTGATTTGATCTCGGCATCTTTAGCTTCGATCAATTTAGCGCTCTCTTGTGCAGCTTTTTTCGCATCTTCTATTTGTTGGTCTTTGATCTTGACCACTTTTAGAAGTTTAGATGTTTCAGATTTTTCGTTCAAGTAGCTCGAAGCATACTCTTCTGAAAATGTCTCAAACAATCTGCGTCCAAAGTCATTTTTACGAGCAGAATCAATGTCTTCTTTCAGCTGGCCAATTTCCTTGGTAAGAACTTTGCTCACTGTGTCAGAGACCACTTTGGAACTCTTTTCGATGAAGTTCTTGCGAACTTTGGCAAAATGTTCTTTGGCTTCTCTGATCAGACGTACTTTGGTTTCTGCTAGGTCTTGTTTGTCTTGATGAAACTCTGCTATTTCTTTAGATAGAGCCTCTACCACAAACTCTTCCAGTCTGCTGAAATTTTCAGCCACGACTTTCTGATCTGCATGTAGTTCCTGGATCTCCGCTGCGAGTCTTTCAAACACGAAATTTTTCAGTGCTTCTGAATTTTTCTTCATGTTCACTGCGTATAGTGCTGTCTGATCTGCCAATTGTTTGCGGTCATCTGCAAACTCAGCAATCTCAGTTGCCAATTTTTCTGTCACAAGTTTGTCCACAGCGTCAATCATTTGCTGCTTGTCTTGTGCATACTTCTTGGCGAACTCTTCGCGTAGTTCTGCTGTGGCTGCCACTTTGTTTTCTTCCACTTTGGCTGCCCAAGCTGCTTCTATTTCGGCTCTGATCTCTTTGGAAACAACGTTGTTTTCAAAAAGCGATTTCAGTGCATCTAACATTATGTTTTCTCCTAATTAGTTTAACGGAGTTTACTGATGATATTCACCAGTTGTTCCTTTAAGTATTCTTGTGCCTGTGTGTCCCTTGCGATGTTTAAAGCTCTATAACCACCTTTTGTGTTCAAAAGATGTTCATAAATTGGTGTAGGATAGGCTCCCGGAGCTGACGGTTGAGCCACTATGTCCACAGTGATGATTTCAAACTCACTCACCTGGCCAGACCCATCTTCTTTGACGTTGCCTGATCCGCGCGATGAAACTCCCAGTTTAACTCCGCTTTCCAGCAGTGTTTTCACCAGTAGTCCCATCGGCGTGGGTAATATTTTTAGTTTGCCATGACCATTTGGGCCATCCATCCACATGCCTGACAGCAGGTGACTCACACGGTCCAAATTGATATTAAGGCCTTCTGGATGATCCACTTCGCCCAACACTGAATAACCACCCTTGATCTGATCGTTGAGTGTGTTCACAGCTCTGCTGATTTCAGCCACGGGATACACTCTTTGATTGGCGTTTTTGACACCACCTTGAATGCAGATACCTTTCATGTAAAGGCTCTTGCCCCCGTTTTTGTCTTCTGTAGACTCCACGACCAAACCTGCTTGGTCGAATGTCAATGTTTCGCGTAATGTAAACATCTTGTACTTTATAAGTCCTTGGCCTTACTTCTTGTTAGCTAGTATGCTTTTTTTATTGTCCGCCTTGTCAGCATTATCTGGTCCTTTGGCTTTAACCATCTTGACAGATGCGCCTGGCACGTTTATGTTGCCTGCGTCATTTGTCTCAGCCTTGGGCGCTGGTTTGCCTTTTTCTTCTGAACCAACGAAATCTACAGCTTTCGCCATGCCCTTTTCTTGCTTTGGCACTGGAGATTTTGTGTTGTCATCATGGTCAGCATGTTTCACTGCCACTTTGTCCACGTATTCTCTCATTCTTTCTCTGTCGCTTTTGATTTCAGATGTTGCTGGTTGTGCAGGTGCAGCCACTTCGGCAGTTTTCACTGTTGCCGCTACTTCTGCTGCCGGTTGAACTTCAGTTGCCACAGCTTCTTTTTCAGCTTTTTCTTTGTCTTCGCTGTCGCCTTTGTCTGACATTAATTTTTCAAACTCGGCTTTGAGTTCTTCCACTGCATCTTCTAGATCAACTATTTTGTCTTCCACGTCTGAATGATCGGGCTTATCTTCGTCCTTATCTTCAGCGTCTTTGTCGTCTTCGATGTCAGCGATCATGTCGTCTGTGGCATCTCCGCCGACTTCAGCAGTCACCGGAGCTGTAGCTTCTTGTGCTTCGGTAGATTCTTTTTTCATTTCTTCTTTTTCTTTAGAATCTTTTTTGTCTGCTTTCTTCATTTCTTTGTCTTTTTTTGCTTCCTCCACAGGGGCTTCTTCGGTTGAAGTTTCTTCCACTGCGATATCAGCAAGGTCATTCTCTAATAAATTTTCGTAGATCGAGCGTGACTTCTCGACCACTATTTCGTGAAATAGGGCTTCAGCTCCGGCTCTGTCATCTGCGGTAAGTTTTTCAAGCATTTGCTCGAATTTGTTGTTTGAGATATCTGACATTTATATGTCTCCTTGATGTTGATTAGTTTGATATGGTAATCGTGTTTATTTAACCAATTTCCTAAAAAGTGGGCAGATATAGGTCGATTTTGACTAATTTTGCACGGGTCGGGGCCTGCAGAAAGCGTTCCTGAAGTCGCTCACGATCATCTCGGAATAGTTGGGATGCCTGTGGAATTCCTCTGCCTGAAACCCTTTGCGATCATCCTGCACCACCCTGATATACTGGTTTTTGGGGTTTTTCTGTATCACAATGCCAGTTTGGCGCAGCCAATTGCCGTGATAGGTGGCCGGATCCGTGTTTTTCCTGTAGTTGCGGGAGCTGCCATAGAGATTGTTGAGCTTGCCCTCCTGTGTGCCCACATAGTCAAAACCCAAAATGTAGAATGTCCTGTGTTGATGCTGAGTGGCCAGCCACAGGGCTGTGGGGCCGCTGCTCCAGCCCTGACTGGGCTTGAAGAAATTGAGTCCCTTGAATTTTTCCATGTTTTTGTTGGGATTGGTCCACACAGGGTGTCTGAGCTGCCAGTTGGCCTCGCAGATCTCTGTGACCATTTTGGCATCCACGGCCACCAAGAAATCCGGAGCGAATTCCCTGTACAATGCATTGCATCCATAGATTATGCCCCATTCGCGCAGATGATCCAATTTTATGTTTTTGCGACTGAGCCCATTGCCCAACACAAAAGCGATATTGCCTTCCAGGGGTGGTCTTGTCTGTATGGGTGTGGGTGCAGGAGTGATTGTTGATGAGTGTTGCTCGGCTTTCAATGCTCTATGTAGTGCTTTGCTCGCGCCACGCTGCTGTTTGAGTATACGCCACTCATGTTTGGTGTATAAGGATTTGTCCAATTTGGCCATGGCGTGGCTGATTT